TCAAAAGAAGCTTGGGATTATGCTGTTTATATTGGTATAGTGAAGGAATTTAAGAATAATGGTAGGTAGACCAAGTAAAAAGGTATTTTGTCAGGCAAGAAGGAAATATGATGGCAATCAATGCCAGGCTAAAGGTATATTGTGCAAAAATGGTAGATGGATTTGTAGATATCACGGTGGAAAAAGTACAGGAGCTAAAACTCTTGAAGGAAAGTTAAAACAATATAGAAATTTAATACAGTATAGGAACAAAACAGATGAAGAAATCAAAAGATACATTCAACAAAATAATAGATAAACTTGAGCTGGGTAACAGTCTCAGTTCAATTTGTAGATCAAAAGAGATGCCAGGACTATCAACAGTTCATGCCTGGATGAAAGAGGATCAGAAGTTTAAGGATAAAATATTAGATGCCAGACGATTGGGAGCTATGACCTGGCTTGATAAGATGCAAGACCTACTAGACCAGGATGTTGAGCCAACTGCGGTTCAATGGAATAGAGAACGTTTACACCATGCACGATGGATGGCTTCAAAGCTGGTTAGTATCTTTGGAGATAAGCAAACAGTTGTTAACGAAGGTGATCCAGTTATTAAAGTTATATGGCATGAAGATCCCAGCACAGCTGACAAACAAGAAGATCTTGCGCACACGTCAAGAACTTCGGAGGAAGATAAGACATCAACACACTAAATGTAGTATGTCCACAATGTCACATATAAAAAAGCTATATTTATCAACAAATAATGTGCCTATAATGCAGATTATGCGACAAATCCAGAAAAAACCCCAGAAATAATGAACAAAATACCAACAAATAATTTTGCCATACCCCCAAAATGTGGGGTGCGGCTGTGTATATATATACTATGGGAGATCAAGACACTTGCTTAAAGACAAAGATGTTACCGCCAAGGTAATTATAGACAACAAAAAAAATGAAGTTAAGATTATCATTGGTAAATTTGATGATGAAGAAAGTATGATTGCTGCTGCTTATATGTTTTGTGAAGCATTAAACATTGACTACATCCCAGATATGCCAGTCTATATGGATGAAGAGGAGACTGTTCATTGAAGATTATAGAAATACCTTATAAGCCAAGACCACAACAAGAAATTTTACATAAAGCTCTGGACAAACATCGCTTTGCTGTTTGTGTAATGCACAGGCGAGGAGGTAAGACTATCTTCTCTATCAACCATCTTATTAAATCGGCTCTGACGAGTAAAAAAAGAGCATTTAGAGGTGCATTCTTTGCTCCTACTAGAGTTCAAGCTAAGTTGATTGCGTGGGATTATATTAAACATTATGCAAGAAAGATACCTGGTATGAAGTTTAATGAAACAGAACTAAGAGCTGACTTCCCTACTGGATCTAGAGTTACATTGTTTGGTGCTGAAAATCCAGATAGTGCCAGGGGTCAGTATTTCGATATGGTGTTTTGTGATGAATATGCTCAGATGGATGAGAGAATGTTTCCAGAGATTATTAGACCAGCAGTTGCAGATAGATTAGGAAGTGTTGCTTTTATTGGTACTCCAGCTGGTATGAACTCATTTTATGATTTATATGAAAAAGCTAAAGGTGATGCGGAATGGTATACCTGTATCTATAAAGCTAGTGAGACTGGATTAGTTCCAAAAACAGAATTAGATGCTGCAAAGAATTTGATGACTGATGACCAGTATCAACAGGAATTTGAATGTTCCTGGACAGCCAATGTTAGCGGTGCGGTTTATGGTAAAATTATTGATAAGATGGAAGATAAGAAAAGAATTGGAAAATATCCTTTTGATCCTAGTTACCCTATAGATGTGTATTTTGATTTAGGTATATCAGATGATACGAGTTTGTTATTTGTTCAACAAATCGATAGAGCAATCTTTGTTGTTGATTGTTATAGTAACAATAATAAAAGCTTAGACCACTATGCGGAGTATGTAAGAAAAACAGAATATCCTATTAGAAATTATGTATTTCCTCATGATATAGAACATAGGGAGATGTCTACTGGACACTCAAGAAAAGAATATGCTTATTCCATGGGAATGAAACCTTTAAGAGTTTGTCCTAAGCTATCGATAGAAGATGGTATTCATGCTAGTCAACTCTTGCTAAATCGCACATATATTGATAGAGATAACTGTAAGCCTTTCTTGGATGCTATGAGATGGTATCATAGAAAGTGGTTAGATAAATTAAAAACTTATTCTAAGCCTGTCCACGATTGGTCGAGTCACTATTGTGATGCCTGGCGAACTGCCGCCATTGCAATTAGAGATTTAGATTTTAACGATGGACATCCTCCGCAAAATTACGCAGAGGGATTAAACTATGATCCTCTAGGGAGGGATTAAACAAATGGGATTTTTAAGACCAAAGACACCGCCACCACCACCGCCACCACCAACATTACCTGATGTGCCTAGTGTTGATCCAACAGCGGAACAAACTGAAATGGTAAGACAAACTTTAAATAAAAAAAGAAAAGGGTACACACAAACAATTTTAACTTCTAATCAAGGCGTTAAAGACGAAGCCGACATCTATAAAAAAACATTGTTGGGAGGATAATTATGGGATCAGAATCAGCAACCAAATCAAGAGAACAAAAAAGAGCATCCACAACTCAAGAACTTATGCAAGGTATTATGACTGGCGGTGAAATATCTAAAAGAAGAGAAGCAGAATTAGCTAAAGCATCAGACTATGGTAGAGGTATTAAACTAACAGACTTAGGTCAAACAGGACAAAGAATTACAGCTTCAACTCCAACATTAAGAGAGGTGGGTGGTGATTTTAAAAGAGCAGTCTTTGGTGGTAGAGCAAAAGATCCAGCCTATTTAAGAAGTGGACAAAAGGCATCTCCAGGTAAAACAACACAAGATTTTAAACAATACGCACCAAAACCTAGAGAAGAAAAAGGAATCATTCCAAATATTATAGAATCTGGAGTAACTCCAATGGGTATTATTGCTAAACAATTATATAAAAGTGGATCGAAAAACTTATCAACAATTTTAGGTGGTCAATCAAAAGCTGGTAAGAAAACAAAGTTAGGAACATAATGAAAGGATCTGAATTAAAAAATCAGTTTAGTCAGTTAAAAACCAAAAGACAAAATTGGGAAAGTCATTGGCAAGAGGTAGCAGATTATTGTTTACCAAGAAGAGCTGATGTTACTACTAAGAGATCAAGGGGTGATAAAAGAACAGAAAGAATTTTTGATGGAACAGCTCTTCATAGTTTAGAATTATTATCTTCTTCTCTTCATGGAATGTTAACGAATGCAGCGACACCATGGTTTAGTATGAGATTTAAAGATGAAGCAATTACTAACAAAGAAGAAAATAAAGAATGGTTAGAAGCTTGTACTGATACAATGTATATGGCACTAGATAGATCAAACTTTCAACAAGAAATTCATGAACTCTATACAGATATGGTAGCCTTTGGTACTGGCTGTATGATGATTGAAGATGATGAAAAAGATTTTATAAGATTTTCAACTAGACATATTAAAGAAATATATATTCAAGAAAACAATAAAGGAAAAGTAGATACAATTCATCGTGAATTAAAGATGACAGCAAGAGCTGCGTTATTACAATTCGGTGATAAACTACCAACAAGATTAGCGAAAATAGCAAAGTCTAATCCTCATGATGATGTAACAATTTATCATTGCGTAAAACCAAATGATGAATTGAATCCTTATAAAGTTGATAATAAATCTATGGAATATAGTTCTATTTATTATGATGATGATGGTGCGATTATTAATATTTCTGGATTTATGGAATTTCCTTTTGTTGTACCAAGATGGTTAAAATCAAGTAGTGAAGTTTATGGTCGTTCACCAAGTATGACAGCGTTAGCTGATGTTAAAATGATTAACAAAATGTCTGAGACTACAATTAAAGCAGCACAAAAAATGGTAGACCCACCCCTTTTAGTTCCAGATGATTCTTTTATGTTACCAGTAAGAACACAACCTGGTGGACTAAACTTCTATAGAAGTGGTTCAAGAGATACAATTACTCCATTAAACATTGGAGCAAATACACCATTAGGTTTAAATATTGAAGAACAAAGAAGAACAGCTATTAAACAAGCTTATTATGTCGATCAATTATTAATGTCACAAAATATACAGATGACAGCTACAGAAGTGATGCAACGTAATGAAGAGAAGATGAGATTACTTGCACCAGTTTTAGGTAGATTACAATCAGAGATGTTACAACCTTTGATTAATAGAACTTTTAATATTCTACTAAGGAAAGGAATATTACCTCCAGCTCCAGAAGAGCTTCAAGGTCAAACTATAGATATTGAATATGTATCACCACTAGCAAGATCCCAGAAGCAAGGAGATGTCCAGGCAATACTCAGAACCTTAGAGATAGTCACACCATTATCTCAAATGTCTCCAGTTATGGATTATTTAGATAGTGATAAATTAGTGAATCATTTAGCAAAAGTGTTAGGTGTACCAGCTAAAGTGATAAGATCAGTTGAACAAGTTGAACAAATGAGAAAGCAAAGAGCAGCGGCAGAACAACAAGCTGCACAAGCTCAACAGGATATGCAACTTGCAGAGGCTGGTGGAAAAGTAGCACCATTGGTGAAAGAACTAAATCGTGAATGATATAAAAGATTTAATAAATAATTATAAAATTACATTTGAATCTGAACAAGGCGAAAAAGTATTACAAGATTTAGAGAATAGATTTCATCAAAACAAAACTACTTTTTCAAAAGACGCAATCGAGATGGCATATCTAGAAGGACAAAGATCTGTTATCTTATCAATCAAAAACTTAATCAAGGAGAATAACAAAAAATGAGTGAAGAACAGACAACTGTTGTTGGACAACAACAATCTGAAGCAATTCAAGAGACTACCCAGGCAACAACACAAGAGACAGGAACAACATTTCTAGATACATTGCCTGAGGATATTAGAACTGAACCATCATTAAAGAATTTTACAAATACTGGTGATTTAGCAAAAAGTTTTATTCACGCACAGAGAATGGTTGGAATGGATAAAATACCTGTGCCTGGCAAACACGCAACTGAAGAGGATTGGCAATCTGTTTATAATACATTAGGCAGACCATCTGATCCTAATGAATATAAATTTGATGGAGTTTCGTTTGAAGCGGATGATCCAAACTTAATAGAATTTAAAAAAGCTGCACATGATGCTGGTTTAAATCCAAATCAAGCCAATAAAATTATGCAATTTTATGAAGGTTTGAATAATCAATCACAAGAAACACTAGCTGCAAATGAACAACAAATGAGACAAGATGCTGATTTAGAACTTCGTAAAGAGTTTGGATTAGCTTTTGATAGAAAAGTTCAACAAGCAGATGATGTTTTTAAAAAGTTTTTTCCCAATGAGCTGAAGGATCAACAACTAGCAAATGGTAATTTGTTAGGTAATGATCCATCATTTATTAAAGCGTTAGCTAAATTAGCTGATAACTTTTCAGAGGATGATATTCAAGGTGAAAACAGCTTGACTTTAACACCTGAAAATGCTCAAAGAGAAATACAGAAATTAACCGCTCCAGGTACTCCTTATTGGGATAAGAAACACCCAGGACACCAGGATGCAGTTGACGAAGTCTTTGCTTTACAGAATATGAAGCATGGAATAGAGCCAGAATAATCCGAAAGGACTTTGGTGACACTAGGAAAGACTAGCATCTATCAGATGTAAAATGAAGGCAAACCTCGAAAGAGACAATTTGACGAATATTTATTAACACAACAAAGAAAGGACAATTATGTCTACAAATATAACTACAGCATTTGTCGAACAGTATAGTTCAAACGTAACTATGCTTTCTCAACAAATGGGTTCACTACTAAGAAACGCTGTTGATGTTGAAACTATTCGAGGTAAGAATGCTTTCTTCGAACAGATTGGAGCAGTAACAGCACAAGTGCGTTCAAGCAGACACGCTTCGACCCCACAAATTGATACGCCACACTCTCGCAGACGAGTTTCACTCGCTGACTACGAGTGGGCTGATCTTATTGATGACCAGGATAAAGTAAGAATGCTTATTGATCCTACATCTTCTTATGCAAAAGCAGCGGCTAATGCAATGGGAAGAAGTATGGATGATGTAATCATCGCAGCTCTAGGTGGATCATCTGATACAGGTGTTGCTGGTGGTACAGCAGTAGCTTTACCAGCTGGACAGAAGCCTTTTTCTGCATCTCAAACTGACGGATTAACAATCGCAAAACTATTAGAAGCTAAGTTTCTTTTAGATAACGCAAGTGTAGATCCATCATTAAAGAGATATTTATTATGCTCACCAAAGCAGATCCAAGACTTATTAGCAACAACTGAAGTTAAGTCATCTGACTTCAACACAGTTAAAGCTCTTGCTCAAGGTTCAATCAATTCATTTTTAGGATTTGATTTTATTCCTTCAACAAGATTAAGTTTTGATGCTACAAACACAGACGATAGACTTTGCTATGCCTTTACAGAAGATGCAGTTAAACTTGCAGTTGGTAAAGATGTAACAGCTAGAATCGATGAAAGAGCTGATAAATCCTATTCAACTCAGGTGTACTATTGTATGTCAATTGGTGCAACCAGAATGGAAGAAGAAAAAGTAGTAGAAATCGCTTGTGACGAGTAAGATTAATACTGATGTTCCAGGGGGTCTTTCCCCCTGGGATTTATATTACAAGGAGACTGAAATGGTAAAAGGTAGACAGAAATTACTAGATTCAAATAAAGATAATAAAATTACTAAAGAAGATTTTACAATGTTAAGAAATAGACCAAAGACAGAAAATATAAAAAGAAAAATTAATATGGAGAAAAAAAATGCCAAGTAAAGGTTTGTATGCCAACATCAATAAAAGACGAGCTGCTGGTACTTCAAGATCTAAAGCTAAATCAACTATTACTGATAAGGCTTATGCAAACATGAAAGCTGGATTCCCTAAGAAAAAAAAGAAAACTATGATAGGATAAATTATGGTAGCTAAGAAGTATCAAAATCCAAGTGGTGGATTAAATACTGCTGGAAGAAAATACTTTAAAAGAACTGAGGGATCAAATTTAAAGTCGCCAGTTAAAACTGGTACAAATCCTAGAAGAGTTTCTTTTGCTGCTAGATTTGGTGGAATGGCTGGTGGAATGAAAAAAGATAATGGTGAACCATCAAGACTTGCTTTAGCTCTTAAAGCTTGGGGTTTTGGTTCAAAGGAAGCGGCTAGAAATTTTGCTAGTAGAAATAAAAAAAATAATAAAAGGACAATAGTAGGATGACTTCAGTAGTAGAAATTTGTAACTCAGCTCTTAATATTTTAGGAGCAAATAATATAACAGCTCTTACAGAAGATAGTAAGAATGCCAGATTGTGTAATCAAAGATTTACACCTCTAAGAGATGCTGTCTTTAGAGAACATACTTGGAATTGTTTAATTAAAAGAATTGAATTAGCCAGAGACACAGAAGCTCCGACTCATGAATATTCTTACCAATATCAATTACCTTCAGACTCTATAAGAGTTTTATCGCTTGGTGGATATCATAATGGTTCATCATCTAACTTAGATGCTGGACAAAAATTTAAAGTTGAAGGTAGAAAAATTTTAACAGATGAAGAAACAGTTTTTTTAATTTATTTAGCTAGGGTTACAGACCCTACTCAATATGATAGTTTATTAATTGAAACCATAGTAGCAAGACTAGCTGCTGAATTATGTTATGCAATTACAAGTTCTACAAGTTTAGCTAACTCATTAAAAGCAGATTATCAAGATAAGTTAAGATTAGCTAGACACGCTGACGCAACAGAAGGTACTGCTGATGTATTAGACTCTTCTACATACATTAATGCGAGGTACTAATGCCAAGACAAACAGTTGCTTATACCAACTTCACAGCTGGACAATTATCTCCTAAGTTAGATGGTCGTACAGATCTTACAAAATATTATAATGGTGCTAAGACACTAAACAATTTTACTATTCAGCCTCATGGTGGAGCAACTCGTAGACCAGGTACTGTTTTTATTCATGAAGTTAAAGATAGCTCTCAAGAAGTCAGATTAATTCCTTTTGAATTTTCTACAATCCAAACTTATATTTTAGAATTTGGTAATCAATATATTCGTTTCTATAAAGACAAAGGTATTATTACAGAATCAGCTGTGTCAATATCAGGTATCACTCAAGCTAATCCAGCAGTAGTCACAGCAACATCTCATGGATATAACAATGGAGATCATGTTATTATTAATTCAGTTACAGGAATGGTTGAAGTCAATGGAAAAACTTTTAAAGTCGCTAACAAAACCACCAATACTTTTGAGTTACAGGATGTTGATGGGAATAATATCGACTCTAGTAGTTTTACTACCTATGCTTCTGGTGGTTCTGTTTTTAGGATTTATGAGATAACATCACCTTATGCAGCTGCCGATTTAAGTGGTATCAAGTTTGCACAATCTGCTGATATTATGTACCTCGTACATCCAGATTATGCTGTTAGAAAACTCACTAGGACTGGTCATACAAGTTGGTCTTTAACAGAAGTTGAATTTAATATTCCTCCTTTTCAAGTTCATAATTTTGAAACAACAACTCTAACAGCATCTCATACAGCTGTTGGTTCTACTGCTACATTTACAGCTTCTTCTACAGTTGGTATTAATCATGGTGATGGTTTTAAATCAACCGATGTTGGTAGAGCAATTCATTTTAATGATGGTCATGCAATTATTACTAGCTTTACATCAACAACTCAAGTAGATGCTTTAGTAAAAGTTGCATTAGGTGCTGGTACTGCGAATACTGACTGGGCATTGGGATCGTTTTCTACCACAACAGGACATCCTTCTTGTGTAACTTTCTTTGAACAAAGATTAGTTTTTGCAGCAACTACAGAAGAACCTCAAGCTTTATTCTTTTCTAAAGTCAATGAGTATGAAAATTTTGATGATGGATATCATACAAGTGTAACTGATACTTCAGCTATGTTTTATACAATCGCTTCTAATAATGTTAATTCTATTAGATTTTTATCAGCTCAACGATCTTTAATTGCTGGTACAGTTGGAGGTGAGTTTGTTGTTTCAGCTGGTACTTCACAACCAATTACTCCTACAAATATACAAATTCAAAGACAAACTTCTTATGGCTGTGCTAATAATGATGCTGTTCAAATATCAAATGTTACGATGTTTATACAAAGAGCTAAAAGAAAAATTAGAGAATTAACTTATTCTTTTGACTTTGATTCTTATGTAGCTCCAGATATGACAATCTTATCAGAGAATGTTACAGAGTCTGGTATTAAAGAATTATCTTATCAACAAGAGCCAGATAGTATTTTATGGGGTGCAAGATTAGATGGTAAACTTATTGGATTAACTTATCAAAGAGCAGAAGAAGTTGTTGGATGGCATATTCATGAATTAGGCGGATCATTTGGTTCAGACTCATTTGGTCATGTAGAAAATATAGCAACGATACCAGGGGATGTTAATGAAGATGATTTATATCTAGTCGTTAAAAGAACTGTTAATGGATCTACTAGAAGATATATAGAATATTTAACAGATTATAATTTTGGAACTAATATAGAAGATGCTTTTTTTGTTGATAGTGGGTTATCATATAATGGTTCAGCAACAACAACAGTTTCTGGGTTAGATCATTTAGAAGGTCAAACAGTATCTATTTTAGCAGATGGTGCAACACATCCAGACAAAACTGTATCTAATGGATCTATTACACTAGATAGAAGTGTGACAAAAATACATATAGGTTTACCTTATACAAGTTTACTACAGACAATGCGTATTGAAGCTGGAGCAGCAGAAGGTGTAGCTCAAGGTCAAACAAAAAGAATACATGATGTCACAATTAGATTGTTAGAGTCTGTAGGTGTTGAGATAGGTTCTTCATTAGATAATATGGAAAGAATACCATTTAGATCTAGTGCTGATCCAATGGATGTAGCAATACCACCATTTAGTGGAGACAAACAAGTAGAGTTTAGAGGGGATTTTGAGACTGATGGTTATATCTATGTAAGGCAAACACAGCCTTTACCAATTAATATTATTGGTATATATCCAAGAGTTACAACAAATGAAGGGTAATTTATCTATCATTCCATTTAAGACAGAACATGGAATAATGATGACAAGAGGTATTATGAATGATCCAAAAGTACAAATTGAAAAAAAATGGGAAGAACACTTGCACGAATTAGAAGATCCAGGTAGATCATTTACAGCCATTTATAATGGTGAATGTATTGTATCTGGTGGTATAACTTTATTATGGGAAGGTGTTTATGAAGGCTGGGTCATTGCTTCTAATAAAGTATGGAATCATCCTGTTGCAACAGCTAGGATTGTTAAAAAAGCATTAGAACAGTTGATTGATGATAACAAAGTAGTAAGATTACAAACAGCTGTGAAAAAGGATTTTAAATTAGGTCATAGATTTGCTAGTTGGCTTGGTTTAGAGGAAGAAGGTATAATGAAAAAATATGTTTCTAATGAAGATCATATAAGATATGCAAGGATAGTAAAATGGGATTACCAGCAGTAATAGCAGCTTCAACAGCAGTTGGTGCAGTAGCCAGTATTCAAGCTGGTCAAGCAGCTTCAGCGTCTGCAAGATATCAAAACACTATAGCTCAACAAAATGCTGAGATTTATGAAAATAAAGCAACTAGATCAGAAGAGATTGGTGAATATAATGTTAAAAGATTTGAGAAAGATTTTACAAAACAAATTGCAAGTGTTGAAAGAGCTTATGCTTTTTCTGGTGTTGATGTTACCAGGGGAACTCCATTAGCTATGATGGAAGAATATTTAACAGAAGCAGAATTAGAAAAAGCTAATATTACTTATAATGCAAAAATTGAAGCTACTGATTATAGAGAAGCGGCAGTCATATCTAGAATGGAAGGTCAATTAGCTACATACAAAGGTAGACAAGATCAGATTGGTTCATATTTTTCTGCTGGTAGAACTTTATTAGGTGGAGCTACAGATATTATGTCAATTAATAAATATGCTGGGATGACTGTATAATGGTACAAATACCAGAGTTTAAATCTAAAACTGCTCCAACTTCACAAACTGGAACGAGAGCTAGACCAGTTGTTGATGTAACCGCAGCAGCTCAAGCTCCATTTGAAGGTTTAATGGGTCTTGCTAGTGATGTTCAAAAAGTTTCAACAAGATTTTACGAAGCTCAAAAATCTTTACAAAGAAAAACAGAAACATCTGAATTAGTTGATTATTTAATTAAAGGTGATGACCAATCTCCTGGATTAAATAAATTAATGTTTGATGCAAAAATCAATCCAAATACCAATACCGCTTTACCTAACTTTGAACAAGGTTTTAAGAATCATAGAAATACAATTGCTTCTGGCATTAAAGATGAAGTTGTTAAAACACTTTTTAATAATAAAGCTGATGAATTATATACAAATAATTATGTTGATGTGCAATCTGCTGTTCGGAAAAATTTAATAGAAAATTCTATTAGAACATTAGGCAAGAATATTGAAATAGAATTTAACCAATATCTTAATGCTGGTGGTAATACAGCAAAGAAAAATTCATCTTTAGAAAATATAGAAAAATTAATTTTAGACGCTAATAAGGATGATTTAGGTTTACCAGAAGATTATTTTCAAACACAAAGGAATAGTCTTTACACACTAGAAGCAAGTACATTAACTGCAGATAATCCTGAATTATTTTTACAAAATTTAGAGAATGGCTATTATAACGATAAATTAGATCCTGTTAATACTGTTGCATTTAGAAATAAAGCTATTGGGGAAATTGAAGCTAAAAATAAAACTGCAATAGCAAATCATAAAACACAAGTTAAAGTAGTTGTATCAGAGAAAGATGAAATTACAGATGTAACAAAAAAAGGCATATTAGTTGGTGTTGCTGATTATATTAACAACAAACAAAAACTAAATGAATTAAATAATATTTCAAAATATTTAGGATTACCAAATTTAGATAAAGAAATAAATGAATTAGACGCTTATTATTTAAACGCTGGTAAACTTGATTCTTTAAGAAAATATACAAGAAATGATTTCATAGATCAATTAGAAGCAGAAAGAGATATTCTTAACGGATTAGAAAATCCGACTGAAATTAGTATTAAAAAAAATCTAGTAGACAATATGGAAAAAATTCTTACTGATATGAATCAAGAAATTCCAGATAATATGTTAGGTTATTATGAAAAAATACAAGAAAACTTTACATTACCAGAAATAGATTTTACAAAACCATTATCAACGGAAGAATATTTTTCTAGATATTCAATTGCAAATAAGGCTAAAAATCAAATAGATCCTAGAATAGATACTCAATACGCAACTAAAAATGAAATATTAAATATTGCTAATACATTAAAAGGAACTGATAAAAATGCTATAGAAACGACACTATCTAATCTTTATTTAATAGCACAAGAAGATACTCCTACTTTTATTAAATCAATATTACCAAATATTGATCCTGGTATAAGTCATGCAGCTGCTTTATTACAAGGTGGTAGAACAACAACAACAAATCAAATTATTGAAGGTTTTATAGGATTACAAAATGACAATAATCAATTATTGTATGATCAATTTATAAAAGACAAGGAGCTAACTGAGGAAATTGTTAATATGTCAGATACTATATTGTCCGCAGATTTTAGGAATCAACATCCACAAACATCTATAAATATTAAAGAAGCCGCAGATTTAATATTTTTTGATAAGGTGGTAAAAAATACAAATAATATTAGAAACAAGAATAATAATAAAATAAGAGATATTTATATCGAATCTATACAATTAGCAGCTGGTTTGTCTTATAAAAGAGATGGTAAACCTTATGGTGGATTTGCAGAGTATCAAGAAGGTAATTATATTTTATTACCACCTAATATGGTTAATGGTGATTATGATTCCGACTCACCTAATATTAAAGAAATTTTAGAAGATAGAATGGATTTAAACTTATTAGAAAAATCTTTAGGTGGCTCTATACCAATAGATCCAGAAGGTAATGAAGTTCCTATTGAAAGTTTTTTAAATGAAGATGGTGGAATTAAAGATGCTTTTTATTTTGAAACTATAGGTAGAGGACAATATTATATAACCGCTGGTAATCCTGTAAACTTTGACGTTAGTTATTACAAAGATTCAAGAGGTAGACCAATTATATTTAATCTAGAAATAATCGCAGATGAGTTACTACAAGAAAGAGAAGTTAAAAAATTAAATATAGGTGATGTAAGGGGTAGATTTTATAAAAAGAAATGACTAATATAGATTGGGATTTTATACACGAATTAGAAGGAAAAGGTGTAACTCAGGGATATCATCCTACTAAAAATTCTGGTGTTACTATAGCAAGTGGATTTGATTTAAAAGAAAAAAATGAAATTTTTTGTTTAGCTATTGGTATTAATCAAAATATTATAGAAAAATTAAAACCTTATTTTGGATTAACAGGAGATCAAGCTGCAAATTTTGCTAGTAATTTAATATTAACAGAAGATGAAATTGAAAATATTGATGAATGTTCTAGAGATTTTTATGCAAAAAATTTAGAAAGACAATATAATTGTTATGATCCAGTTTTACCTTTTGATGAATTAGATCAAGGTCAAGCTACAGTTTTAATTTCAGTTGGTTTTCAATATGGTAATTTTAGAAGAACTCCTACTTTTATTAAATATGCAACCGATGGAAATTGGGATGCAGTCTATAAAGAACTTCAAGAATTTGGTGATGACTATTCTACCAGAAGAAATAGAGAAGCAGAGTATTTGAAAAATTATGGCATCATTTAATATTTTTGCAGATAAGAAAAAAGGTAACAATAATGATCCTTTTAATGACAAAACTGCTTATAGAGTTAGAACAGACGAAGAGGCAAATTATGTAACTGATAAAATAGAAACAGATTACGAAAGTTCTATTTCACAAATGAAAAATGTCGCTCAAACATTTGATAAATTATCTCAAATAATTTACGACCAAACTGGTCAATCAATAAAAAGTCCAGTTCATGATTTTATAAAACAAACAGATGAAAAATATTATAATCCTTATATTTTTAAAAAAAAAATTTATTTTGAAGATAATAATTTAAGAGTATACAACGAAAAAAACAAAGCTCCAAAACAAGAAGGTTTTTCTGGTAATTTTTTTACTGGTCACTTAACAGACGACAATCCTAATAAAGTTTTTGGAAGTAAACATTTAAGAGAAAGAATTGAATGGGTTCAAAAAAATCAAATAAACAAAATTGTAAATGAGAATCCAGAAAAATTTGAAAATATTGATTTAAGTTTATTAAATTTTGAAACTTACGAAAACAAAAACAAAGAAGAATTAAAATATTTAAAAAAAGAACAAAAAATAATATCAGAATTTAATGAAGGAAACACACTAGGTTTTATCGAGCCTGGAGATTGGGGAGTCATTACTGGTATGGTAAAAGATCCAGCCTTATGGTCTACCTTACCTTTATCTTTTATGACTGGAGGTAATAGCTTAGCTCTAAATGCAATAATAAAAATGTCATTATGGGAAGGTGTTATAGCTGGACTAACAGAAGGTGCAATACAGGCTAATGTTGTTGAATATAATAAACATTTAGATGGTGAGTATGGTTGGGAAGAAGCTAAACAAGCTATAGCCTTTGCATCTGTAGGTGGTGCTGTTGGAACTTTTGCGTTAGCTAATATTTTTAAAGGAGTAAAAAACGTCTATGTAAAAAGTTTAAATAAATCTAGTAGTAATAAAATTAAGAATATAAGCAATAAAGTTAATTCTATAATTAAAGAAAAAGGTGAAACAGAAGATTCTTTAAAGGAAATTATGGATTTTGTAAATTTAGAATCTGATAAATTAACAACAGTTGAAAAAAAAGAATTATTAAATTTAATACCAAATAATTCAAAAAAAACATTAACAAAAACTACTGAGAAAATTTTAGAAGGAGATGAAATTGTAGATACAACAAATCCTATGGAATCAAGCATTCCATCTCAAAAAGAACATAATGAAAGAATTAAACAAGCTGGTAATGATTTATTATCTAATAGGAATAATTCCTTAGATGATGAAACTATTAACTCTTTAAACTTAGAAAAAAATTTTGATGAAGGTAATGTTCTTAGAGAACAAAGATTAGATCCTAATGAAATAAATGTAGATGCAGAAACTTTTCAGTTTAAATCAGTTGACTATGATCCTAAAAGTGGAGTTTCTTCAAAATTAAAAGATGTTGATGTTTGGGATCAAGATTCAGCAGAAACAGTTATTGTTTACCAAGATAAAAATGGAAAAAATTTTATTGCAGATGGTCATCAAAGACTAGCTCTAGCAAAAAAGATTCAAGCAGAAGGTAAACAAAAGCCTTATTTATTAGCTAACATTTACAGAGAAGTTGATAATTATAGTCAAGCACAAGTTATGATTAAGGCTATGATTAAAAATGTTAGGACTGGTACAGCTTCAGCTACAGACGTTGCTAAAATATTAAGGCAACCTGGTGATTTCATTGAGAATGTTACAAACTCAATTTCATCAAAATCTACATTGTGGAGAAATGCTGTTGAGCTTTCTAAATTAAGTGATGAGGCATTTGGTTATTTTTTAAATAATGGGATCAATGATGATATAGCTGCTTTAGTTGGTAATTTGGTAAAAGATAAAGACTTACATATTCAAGTTATGGATTTTTTAAACAAAGGTGATTTTAAACAGGGTAGGCAAATGGAATTTGCTGTTAGAGATTTATTAAGCCAAGGCGTAGGAGAAAGACAAATTGAAGATTTATTTGGAACTCAAACTATTAAAGAATTATTATTTAATGAAAGAGCCTCTGTTTTAGACGCTGCATTAAAAGAAATTAATAAAGATAAAAGATTATCAAAGTATCTTATTAATAATGAAGGTGATATTATTAGTAAAGGTAAAAACAAATTAGATACAGCCACTAATATAAAAATTGGCAAAGAGAGTGAAATACTTTATGAATATGTTAGAAAAAATGCTTATAGAAAAGGAGAAATAAGTAATGAACTTACCAAAGCAGCAAAATTATACAAAGCTGGGGATAAACAAGAAGCAATCAGATCTTTTAAAGACGTTATCTCAGAAAGAATTAAACAAGGAGATATATCTAGGGATAGTGGAATCGGAATTGAACGCAATTCGTTTCTTGAGGGATATAGCCAAGACAAAAAAAAACAACCTAAACAAACAGAACAAATTAAAGATCTAGAAGATTCTTCAGATCCTTTAAATGGAAATTCCCAATACAATAAAGAACTATCTTCAATACAAGAAGGTATAGAAAATCCAAAAATATTTGGTGGCATTGATGATAATTATAAACTTATGACAAAGGTAGATGAGGATGGTAGTTTAGTCTTAGAAACTATGTCAGATATAAGAAAAGAATTAGAGCTAGAACGAGATGCTATTGATTTTTTAAAAGATTGTAAAGGTTTAAAATGAGTTTTGCAGATTGCTTATCAGAAGCTGGTAGAAAAAAATTATTATCGAAAGATAAACAAATATCACTTATAAATGATTTTGAAGATTTAAAAAATAATTATCAATTAAATAAAGGTATGTCTGAAACCGAAGCTGCAAGAAAAGCTGGTATTGAATTATTTAATCAGATGAAAGTAGATGCTGCTCAAAAAATAAAAATAAAAAAAATGACATTAGATTTTCAAAAGAAATTTGAATTTCGTCATAAAGAATATTTAGAACAATCTGGTAAAAATTACAATATCGGAGATTTTTTAGAGTCACATACTCATAAAATAACATTACCTCAAAATGTTATTAACAATATATCTGTTGAAGCTAGAATAGAAGCAATAGAAGGTATTTTCGTTACACACATGGATTCTATCTTAACAACATTTCAGAGAAATGTATTAGGAGTTAATAAACAAAAAGCTACATTTGAAGCTTTAGGTAGAGAAATATTTCAACCAAATAGTACTGGTAATATACTAGCGAGAGAATTAGCAACTGCTTGGAGAAAGACATCAGAATTTGCTAGAAGGTTATATAATGATTCTGGTGGCAGAATACCATACAATGAAAATTGGCATTTACCACAATCACATAATTCTTATTTAATTCATGAATTTGGTAAGAACGAATGGGTAGATTATCTATTCAATGAAGAAATTTTAGACTTAGATAAAATGATTAATTATCAAACAGGAAAAGTTTTTAGTAGGGAAGAGTTAAGAAATGCCTTAGGGGAAGTTTGGGAAACTATTAGAACCAATGGAAGATCTAAGCAAGGTAATCGCAAATCAGCATTTCCAACGAGCTTGGCTAATAAAAGAATAGATCATCGCTTTATTCAATTTAAAGATTTTGATGCTTGGCAAAAATATATGAATAAGTTTGGTAATGAAATGAATGTATTTGACCTTATGATTTCACATTTGCAATCTATGGCTAGAGATATTGGTACAATGCAAACTCTAACACCAAATCCAGAAAGAATGATTTCATGGATGGAACAATTTGCATTAAAGCAGATGGATGAGAATCCAAGTTTATATATAGGTAAAAATAAAAAGAAATTTGAATCTCAAATTAAAAACGCTGTAGATAATATGCAAATAGGTATGCACATTATTAACGGAGGTCATAACCAAATGAACACTAATATTTTTGGTACTTCAATGGCTGCATTAAGAGATATGACAAATGCTGCCTATTTAGGATCTGCTGTGGTTTTAGCAACTGGAGATTTTAATTTAACTAGACAAGCTTCTAGATATATAGGATTACCACAATTTAAAACAATGACTGGTAATATGAAAGTTTTTGCAGAAGCTGCTAAGAAAGATAAAAAATTAATGAAAACCGCTATGACATCTGGACTTACAGCAGAGTTAATGACAAATGTTATGAGTTCCGCTGCTAGATACAACGTTGGAGAAACAGCGTCACCTAATGTTACAAAAAGAGTATCAGATTTTGTTATGAGAGCCTCTGGATTATCTTGGTTAACACAAGCTGGAAAATGGGGTGCTGGATTAGAAATGATGGGTTATATGGCTGGTGTTTCAGATCTGTCATGGAAAGAATTAGCAAAAGAAAATAAAAAGTTTTTTGATTATTTAAAAACATTTTCAATAACTGAGAGTGACTGGATAAATTTTAAATCAATAAAAAAATATAATCCTAATGATACTGAATTTCCAGGAGCTGAATATTTAAGACCAGCAGATTTATTAAATTCAGATTTACCAGAAGAATTAGCTATGGATATTTATATTAAATTCCAAGCTGCCACTAATAGTTTTTTAGACTTTAGTGTTCCTACAGCTAAAATAAAAAGTCAATTATTTTTAGGTTATTCTAAACCTGGTACTGTTGGAGGTGAATTAAAAAGGTCTATTGTTCAGTTTAAACAATTTCCTTTAGTTTTTCACTATCAGCAAATTAAAAGAATTATGGGTATGAGTGATACAAAACAAAAATTAATAGCAGCTACTGATATGTTGGTATCAACTACTTTAATGGGTGCATTTGCTTATGAAATGAAACAAATAATTAAAGGTAAAAAAACTACTGATATTAATGATATGACAAAAGGAGAATTAACTTTATATGTTGCAAATCAGATGATGCATGGAGGTGGACTTGGTTTTATTGGTGATTTAATTCAACAGTTTAAATATGGTGCTGATATACCAGCTGGAGCTTCATTAGGCTTAGTCGGTGATGTAACAAATTTAACTTTAGGTAATATTGAAAGATATTTAAGGGGTGACGATCCTAATGTTAGAGGACAAATATATCAATTAATTAAAAAGAATTTCCCTGGTTCTTCTTTATGGTATGCTAGATTAGCATTTGAAAGATTAGGGTTTGATTATTTACAAGAAATTATCGATCCTAAATATCCTCAAAAAAGAAAAAGATTAAACAAAAGAGCTAAAGATCAGAATACTGAATATTGGTGGAGTCCGGGGGAAAGAACACCAAGCGACAGACCATTTTAATTAAGTATTTACAATTAATATGATATATTATATGGGTAGTTAAACATAATGACAATATCTAGCACAATTACAAAAAATTCTTATTCTGGCAATGGTTCAACAACAGCTTTTGCTTTTGCCTATTATATTATATCTGAAAATGACGTAGAAGTTATTATTAGATCATCAAATGGTACAGAAACAGTACAATCTTTAACAACACATTACACAGTAACTGGTGTTCAAAACAACTCTGGTGGTACTGTAACTATGATAACAGCTCCAGCTACTGGAGAAACTTTAGTTATTAGAAGAGCTACATCTAAAATTCAAGATACTGATTATGTTGCAAACGACCCATTTCCAGCAGAAACACATGAAGCTGCTCTTGATAAGGGTGTTTTAATTAGCCAAGAATTACAAGAACAAGTTAATAGATCTATTAAAATATCTAGAACAAATACAATGACATCTACAGATTTTACTGTAGGTGCGACAGAAAGAGCCAATAAGGTTTTAGCCTTTGATAGCTCTGGTGAAATTTCAGTTACCCAAGAACTTGGTAGATATAGAGGTGATTGGAGTACTTCTACATCTTACGCTATTAGAGATCTTGTTAAAGATACATCAACAAACAATATATTCTTTTGTAATACAGCTCATACTTCTTCTGGTACTGAGCCATTAACAACTAATACAGATTCCGCTAAGTGGGATTTGATTGTAGATGCGGCAAGTGCAACATCATCTGCAACAGCGGCAGCCTCCTCCGCCTCCGCTGCATCATCATCAGCAACATCTGCTGCATCATCAGCATCTGCCGCGTCAACATCAGAATCTAATGCTTCAACAAGCGAAACTAATGCAGCCACATCAGAAACAAATGCTGCCACTTCAGCTACTAATTCCTCTAATTCTGCAACAGCATCTGCTACAAGTGCTACGAATGCTGCAACAAGTGAAACAAACGCAGCTACTTCCGCAACAACAGCTTCTACCCAGGCAAGTAATGCTTCTAGTTCAGCTACCGCTGCTGCTAGTTCTGCTTCTGCTGCTGCAACTTCAGAAACAAATTCATCTACATCTGCTACTACAGCAACGACTCAAGCAAGTGCTGCAAGTACATCAGCTACCAATGCTGCTACATCTGCAACAAATGCAAGTACAGCTCAGACAGCTGCTGAAACAGCCAAGACTGCTGCTGAAGCCGCACAAACTGCTGCTGAATTAGCCGCTGATAATTTTGATGATACTTACTTAGGAGCTAAAGCATCTGATCCTACAGTAGATAATGATGGAGATGCCTTGAATGCTGGAGATTTATACTTTAATACTACCAGTAATGTTTTAAAATATTATGATGGTTCATCCTGGAATAATATTGAATCTACTGATACAAGTGGTTTTGCAACAAAAGGATTTTCTATAGCAATGGGAGTTGCATTATGATAGGAGTAATATATGGCACAAAATTTTAGAAGATACACAGGAAACAATATTGGAACTGCACCAGTAACTATAGCAACAGCTAATAGTTATGATACTTATGTAGGTATTCATGTTACAAATATTCATACTTCAGCTGTTTTAGTTGATGTATTTATTAATGATGGAACAAATGATATTTATCTGGTCAAGTCAGCACCATTACCAGTAGGCGGTGCTTTACAAGTTTTAGGTACAGGAAAAGCAGTTGTTCAATCAGGGGATGCACTAAAAGTACAATCCGACACAGCTTCATCAGTTGATTGTTGGGTTTCCGCAGTAGATGATATTAGCACCTAAAAATGTATATTGGAAAAGCACCAGCTAACGCAGCACTAACAGCAGATGATATTACAGATGGTATTATATCTACAGCTAAATTACAAAATGATGCAGTCGATAATACTAAATTAGATTTAGCAGATAACTTTGCATTTACAGGTACAGTAACTGGTACTCCTTTAGGTATGACTTTGTTGGCATCACAAACTGCTACAGGTAGTGGAGCATCATCTTTGGCGTTTGATAATGCTATAAGTGCAACTTATCCCTATTATAGAATTTATATTGATAGCTTAACACCAACTGGAAATAGTACAAATTTTTATTGTAGATTTATTCAAGCATCAGGGGTAATCACATCTAGTGATTATATTCATGTAGTTGATGGAGCGTACAGAAGAATAGATACTGATGCTTCAGGAAATACTTATAACGCTGGAGAAGGAACTTTTATAAGAATGAATGGTGATGCTGACCTTAGTAATAATGACCAGTATGCAACAAACATGATTATAGATATTTTAAATCCTTTAAATACAACAACTTATAAATGTATTCAATGGCAATCAACAGCATCAGGTTCAAGTACAGGAAACAATTATAACACTTGGAGTGGTTCAGGTTGGTTAAAAAATACATCAGCTTTAACAGGAATACAGTTTTATTTTAGTTCAGGAGATGTAGCAGTTCCTACAAAAATGAGAATGTATGGAGTAACAGGAACATGAGACAGAAAATGATTAATAATATTTTATATGATTTAACTGCTGAAGATTTACAGCAAATGGAAATTGATAAAATAGAAGAAGCTAGAATAAAAGTTATTGAAGATGCTAAAAAAGAAAAGAAAGCATCAGGTAAAGCTAAACTTATAGCGTTAGGATTAACTGAAGAAGAAGTTAAGGAGACATTTGGGATATGAGTTATATCGGTAGAGATATA